CGATGATGTTATCCGGCGCATGTCTCGCCCATCTCAACAGCGTGCCATCAATCAGTCCTTGGACCACTGGGACTCGGTGCGCCATGGCGACGACCGCCGGACGCGTGGCAAGCGCGTCTTGGTGTCTGCCTTTCTTAAAACGGAGGGCTACATCCAGGGCCGCCCGCCCCGCTGCATCTCGACGGTCCCTGCGGACCACAACGTCGGGCTTTTGCGTTACGTTCACGCCGCCACGGACGCTCTCAAGGCGACCGTGCCTGGCTACGCCTTTCGTGATCCGGAGGGCATCAGCCGGTTGTCCGTTGGCCTGCATGAACGCGCGCACCGCCTCAACGTGGGATACCCTGGCGACTCGCAGCCTTACGTTGTCGGCCAGTCCGACTTCTCGAACTGCGACGCCTCCGGGTCCATTTGGACTGCCCAGATTGAGGAGGCTCTTTTTGAGCACCTTTTCCCGGGCGAGAATGTCCACAGTCGCCTCCACGATTCCTTCAACGTTACCGGCGTTTTCCCTGGCATGAAACCATTCGCCATGGGCGTCGGCACAACGAAGTCCGGGGAGGCTGACACTTCAATCCGGAATACCCTCGTTTCCATGGCCATCACCTGGATCGCGATGACACAGGCTCACCTCCACGACGTTGACGCCTTTCTTCGCGATGACAATGCTGTCAACGAGGTTTTCCGGCAGTGGTTGGATGCCGGAGCTTGGGGAGGTGATGACGCCACCGTCATCATCGGCCCCGGCTTCGTCCCTTCCGCTGAGTGCTGGCGCGGAGTCTGCGAAGACTTGGGGTATGAGTGCCGGTTGGACGTCGTTGCTCCGCACGAGCCCTGCCGCTTCCTTGGGCGGATTTGGCCTCACCCCCTTGCTTCAACGGACAATTTTTGCGACATTTTGCGCCGTCTTCCCCGGTTCCCCTACGCCGTCGGCCCTGACGCGCTTTCAGCGCGGCGGGCTGCGGCCAATAGGGCGCTCGGCTGGCTCATTACCGACCCCGACACCCCGGTGGTTAGCGCGTACTGTGCCGCTGTGCTTCGTGAGTTCGGAGCCGTCGACTTCGACGTCAACGATCCAGAGCACAGCTGGTACTTGCGCGTCGCCTGCCAGGAGGCGGTCGAGCTAGCAGACAGCTTTCCCATTCCCAGCCCGGAGTCCGTCGCGGCGATCACACGTATCTACGCGGTGGATCTCAGCGCGAAGTACGGTCAGGTCATTAGCATCGAGCGCCTGCAGGCTCTCGAGGCGTGGTATCGGGACAACTCGATTTCGCGCCCCGGGGTGCCTCGGCTCGTTGTCGAGACCGTCACTCAGCCGCGCATCCCGGTGCTCATTGGGGAGGAGTTGCTCGTCTACCGGCCGGATTGCGCATCCTTGCCTCCCGCCCCTGAGCCCCTTACCGGGCCTTTTCTCGTGCCACGGTTGGATTGGCCGACTTTTTGGAAGACTACCGCCACCAACAACCTCACGATCACACCTTTGCATCAGTTTTCGAAGAGCCTCATGGTTAAGTACGAGCCGGCCTCTGGCCGTCGTGCTCCCGAGGGGTACCATTACCTCCCGGGCCGTGAGCCTGCTGCTTAGCGGTGTTGCCG